ACTTACGGCTGCTTGACGGTAAGCGTTTACGGGTTCGCCGTACATTGCGTGTGCGGGTTTAGCGTTCATCACTATTAACCCCTTTTATTACTTAAAGTTAAGCCCCCACCCCACGGAAGGGAGGTGGACATGAGGTGGGGAGCCAACTTAATAGCGCTTCTTAGCCTTCTTGACTTTGGCGCCAACCTTCTTTGCTTCCGCCTTAGCCATTGCCATACCCTTTTTCGTGTATGGGAATTCCTTCTTACCTACCTTGGGCATTTCTTTCTCCTTTATTGATGTGATGTGGGACGGAGGGCTTCATCCCCCCGTCCCAACATCAACTCCCTTACTTGCGGTACACCTTCACGGTGCTGTCCGACTGGACAACCCCGACGAAAGTGCCTGACGTCGCAGCCGAAACCGCAGCAGCACCGACGATGGTCACGTTAGTGCCACCGACAACGGTGATTGCGTGGGTTGAGGCAGCAAGGTTCACAATCGTGAACTCAAATGACGTACCAGTTGCTTCATCCGTGAGCGCTGCCACAATCTGCGCAGCCGTAGCGGTCGTAAAGTTACGAGCCGCAGTTGGCGTGCAGGTGAACAGTTTGCTCTCCAGCAATTCGCTGGCGCTCAACGTTTGTGCTGCATCAGTCTCAGCGACCTCAGCAACCTTTTCTAACGCTGTTACCCAGTCCTCAAGACGCTTGCGCGTAATGGTACCGGATGTGCTGTTTGGCTTCAATGGCATGATATTTCTCCTTGTTTCCTAGTTACCGATTAGGCTGTCTTGGCGGTCAGTTTGCCCTGCTTGGCGCAGTTGCGGACCGTAAAGTTGCCGTAGCACATGATGAGCGCATAGCGAGCATCAACGTCTTCTGGCTTGACAAACTCAGTTTGTGCAAACCACTTGCCGCTGTGACCCACCAACGTGAGGTACTTGCTGTTGAGGAAGTACATGACACCCGAAGTGCAGTGAACATCGTACACAATTGGGGCAGCCTTGAACAGCAGGTTCTGGAATCCAGCATCCGCAGTCTTGGTGTCCGTGTAACGAAGTTGTGGCTGCAACAGAGCCTCATACTTCTCAAACAGGGTTTGAGTCGTAAGAATCATGTCTGGGTGGTCATTACCAACCGACACGGTGTTGTAGGCAGTCGCCATCTGAGCGAGAGTCAACGCAGTTGCGCTGTTCTCCTCGTATGAACGCCAGAACTCGTTGCCAGAAGTTGCACGGTTGATACCACCAACAGTGCCGCTTGCCTCAACGAGGTTGCCCAAGCCGTTCCAATCTTTGCCACTGTTGCCAGTGCCATCAGCGAAGAACATCTGGTTGAACGACTCACGCATGGACTCTTCAGCCTGCATGATTTTCGCTTCCAACAGGTTAATGATTTCCTGTTCACCGTTGTTCTTGGCTTCTTCAATACCGGAGATTGAAATGGATGCAGCGTACTGCTTCCACTCGAACTCCGCAGCCGAAATTCCCTCTTGCGGGGTCAGGCTGAGCGAGTCGTACCCTGAGTACGAACCCACAGTGCTGTTCTTTCCGTAGATGAGCGGCTCAATAATCTTGGTGCCACCGTTGAGCATACGGATGCGACCCTTATCCATGAGGAAATAGGTCAGCGGACGTGCAGTGAACACGTTATCCGTGAGTTGCGAACGGTAGTTAGCAAGCGTTGTTGAAAGCAGCGCATCAAAATTTGCATTTGCAGTCATGATGAATTACTCCTTGGTTTGGTTGAAATTGTGCTAGCCCTCTAACTGCCGTTTGGCAGATTCAAAGGCATCGCGAACGGATTTGATGGGTTTAGAAGACACGTCAGCACTCTTTGCGGAACTACCCTTGGACACAACAGCAGCCTCACGCTTCGCCTCAACAATCTTCTTCGTATCCTCAGTCTGTTTGGCTTGCGCCACAGACTTAGTACGAGTCTGGTCATAGAGACGGTCAAAAGCAATCTGTTTGTACACGGCTTCAAGATTCGTATTGCCAGAAGCAAGCGCTTTGGCTACGACCTCGTTCGCATCAAAAAGTTCACCGTATCTTCGTGACAAAGACTCAATCTGATTCTCCAACTCACGCATCGCTTTCTCCTGTTCAAATGCCTGAATCCGAGTTTCAAGTTGGCGGTACTGCCTCTCTACGGGGTCCATCATCTCCAGTTCCTCTTCCGAGGGTTGCTGGCTGTTCACACCATAGTGTTGCGAAAGCAGTTCCACAGTGCCTTTCGGGTCATTCTGCAAAGCCTCTTGCAAAGCGGTCGCGAACTGCACCTGTCTTCGTTGCTCAGCAAGTTCCTGCGTCTTACGGGTATAGTCCGCTTGACGCTGGTATCCGCTAAGCGCCTCCGCTAACGGAACCTCAATTTCTTCGCCATCAACAGTCAACCTGACGGGCTTGTCAGCGTGTTCGTCCCAGACGAAATACTCTCGGGGTTCCCCAGCAGGGGCTTCACCAGTCTCATTCGTTCCCTCAACTTGCCCATCAACGATGGGTGTGTCAGCAACGGTTTCAACGGTGTCATTAATATCTGTCATAGAGTCCTCCTTCGGCGGTTGCTCTACCCCTAGTACTGGGCACTACATAATTGCTTCATTTGGCAACTGCGTATTCGGCAAAGGAGCACCAGCAGCCAGCAATTGCGACAGAATTTCAGGCGGAATATTGCTCGGCAAAGGCATACCGCCAGTCGGCTCACCCTCCGCAGCACCCATACCCGGAACCATACCCTCAGCAGGCAAAGCAGGCTGCCCAGCCGCCTGTGGCGGCATGGCACCCATCGGCATCAAGAACCCTTGCGCCTGCTTGATACCAAACCCGTACTGCAACACGTAAGCAGCCAACTTACCCATATCCAAAATGCCAGCCCCAGCAAACGGAGCCATCGCATCCACAATCTGCAACGCACGCTGACGACGGAACGACTCATTCATCGGAGCAGTAGACCCACCCTCAACCTCATAGTCAAACTCGCCCTGAATGTAGTCACGGTCAAACGTCAACCACAACGGCTCAGCCTCAGACCCCACCACACGAATCGCCTGCTCACCAGTCATAAACTGTTGAGCCAGCATCACCAAACGGCGAGCACAGTCACCGATACTGCGTTCAATAATCGCCAACTTATCGCTAGCACGAGCATTAGATGCATCCTGCACAATCGCAGCCTCAGTAGCCGTACGACGAATCTCAGGCATGGAACCCTGCTGATACTCAGACACACCCGAAACACGGTTCATGTCCATAGAAATCAAATCCGACTGGTTATAGAACTCTGGTGGGTTAATCACCGCAGGCATCGGACTAATCACATTGCCCAAGTTGTCATCGCTAATCACAGGCACCATCACGTTGTCCTCATCAGACTCCAACGCTTGACGACCATCAGTATCAAACGCAGTCTCCTTATACAACCACTTGCGAGAGAACCGTTTACGATGATTCATCATCTGTGTACGAGTCTGATTCAATTCGTGCTGCAACGGCTCAATCGCCTCAAGTTCACCCATCGGATAAAACGTCTCAGGAACGTCATAGTTACGAATCATCACAAACGGCTGACCGAAAGCGAACGGAATCTCTTTCGGGGCGACAAGGAACTTGTCTGACCCGTCACAAAATACCGACACCGTATTGCGGTCAATGTCATACCATTCCCACACCTCAACATAAGCATCTTCTGGTGAAGTAGAACGACGTGGACGATACGCATCCTGACCCCACTTGCTGTAATGGCTAGGGGCAGCCTCCTGACGAGCAGTGGAGTTATAACGCTTATCCTTCTTCACATCCTCCAACGGACGACGAATACGTTGAGCAATCCAACGAGCATCTTCCATGCTCGTTGCATCCGGGTCAACAAACACATCAAACGGAGACACACGCTCAACAAACGGACGGTCCTCTTTGACAATCAGATTAGATTCAGCAACGTTCTCTTCACGGTTCTCAGCCAACTCGTCATACGAATCAAACTGACCCTCAACAACCTTCTCCTCTTCCACATAACGGTAACCAGTCTTCACCCAGCCATGACCAAGAATCAACGCATCTTTCACCGAACGACGAAACTCTTTCTGGCAGTCATAGTGACGCCACCAATAGTTCACAATCGCCTCAGTCACCACCGCCTTGTCCCCGTCCTCGGGACGCTTAGCGTTCACCGTAATCTTCGGATGGTTCACCGCAACCGAAGGAGCAACAATGTTGATAGTAGAAAACGCCATATTGACAAGCAACTGGTCCTCTTTGATGTCGGTACGGTGATGCTTACCTCGATACAAGTCAATCATCCGCTGCCACAAGTCATCGTATTTCTCTTCCTTGCGCCAACGACGAGAATGCTCCAACTTGTTGCGATACCGCTTCAACAACTCGTAATTAGAAATGCGTGCCATTATTCCTCTTTCC